ATATTCATTTTCTACAAACTTATAACTATAGTCGTGCTTCTTACAAAAGGCTACAATTCTATCTAACAACCCAACATAAATCCTTTTTGATCTAAGATCAAATAAATGTATTTCACCATTCCAATTACGATTCCTATATTGAGGCATAAACTTTGCACCCTCAACTTGGAATGTGAAGTGATCTCTTAACTCATATTCGATATGAGGTTCTGCATTTACCCTAAGAAATACTTCATTCGCCTTGGAAATAATAACATTCGCTGATGTATCAATCACATAGATGCATGAATCTATATGTATTTATCAGCCCTTGTCAACCCATTCCAGAGTTAAATCTCATGAATTCTATTGCATTCTTAATCTGATACGTTCTATTTTGTATCACCTTGAGAATGCTTTCTAAGTATACCAACATTGTATCATAGTAGTCTATCTTTAGTGACACAGTTGACAATTTTTCATCTGCATCGAGATACTTTTGCATAGTATCTTTGTCTCGTATTTTCTTTGGAAATGGATTTTCTATGTATACACTAGGATCTGATTTGCCACTAAAATACTCATACCGTTCATG